CCAATAGCAGTAAATACAGCCATATTACAATTCCTTTATGTAAGCGGTCTCGATTTGCTTGAAACCTTTTCGTTTGAATAGAACACCAGCACGACCATCTAGAACACAGTCAAGTGCAGATAACCTTGCGTAGTCACAGCCTAGACCCTTTGCCCATTCAACATAAGCATCAATCAACTTAGGGGCTGTCTTACCGTTTCTGTGTTCTGGATCTAACCACAACATCAACTCTTGAGTACATATTAAATCGTTAATAGGTAGCTCCATAGCTACAGCAGCAATAGCTCCTACGATCTCTTTGTTGTAACAGGCCACCTTAACTAAACCTACATCACTGTCGATTAGTTGTTGTAAGGAGTTAGCTACCTTATTAAGGTTCAGAGTATTCAAGGCTGGGTGGTTAGTCTCCTTAGAGAACTGTTTACCAGCAAGAGTAATGTCTAAGATGTCACTGTGGTTAGCGTCACGGATTGTGTAAGACATGAAGTCTCCTAGTTAGAATTTACTATTTACTCCACCTAGGACTGAGAAGCCTAGAAGAATAAAGTCTTTACCCTGTTCACTCTCGAACTTAAGACGCATTGATCGTCCCTTGCCACGTAGTTTCATACGAGTAACGATTACTGACTCAGGGTGGTTAAAGTCTAGAAGGTTGCTAGAGTTTACGACTGGCATACGCTTGAAGCGATAGGCCTGTTGAGGAGTGCTAGAGGAAGTACTACGGAAGTCCCAGAAAGAACTAACAAGCATAGACGATGGGTTGTCTGGTTGGTAGCCTGTTTCTTCGTTACCTTCCCATGCAGTCTCTGTGAGGCGCATGTAGGTAGTCACATAGGGAGCAGTCTTCTGAAGTAACAGATCACCCATGAAGTCATAACCAGCCTCTGCGTATGAGCTGTAGTTCGTTGTACCCCAGTCTAGAAAGTCACCTCCACTGAAGGAACCCATAGTGATCTTGTTTGTAGCACCGTCTCTAATGATAGCAATGATAGCAGGAGATCCAGTAGATACGTTAGCAACCTGTTGTGAGATAACATCGTCACCCGTAGAGGTTACTACATCATCACCAGTAATGGTCACAACATCAAGAGCAGAGAGACTAGCACCGAAGCCTGAGTAGAACTCGAAGTCTATAACGCAGTCTGTGTTAACTCCTGCATCTTCGATACGCCAAGGGTAGAATGCTCTGAGTGCAGCATCAAGTACGAGTACATTATTAATCTTAGACTCAACATCCTCACCTTGATCGGGCCAAGCCCAGTAGGCTCTCTTGTTCACACTGTCAAAGGAAGTCTTTAGTTTAGACTTAGACTCGTTAGGGATAGCATCCCAGTAAGTCTGAATAGTAGTGAGTGTCAGGTTGCTCTCAACTGGACGACCACTAGCAGCATCGAAGTCTAGAGTATGGATACCGTTGCGGCTCCACCAGACAGGTGATCCATCTGCAACAATAAAGCTACTAGCATCTACGATACCTACGTCAGTAACCTTCTTAACAGCAAAGGCTGTAGGAGTGAAGACACCATCAATACCTTCGATACGCCACACACCGTTATCAGCAAAGATGTACAGGGAAGCATCAATAACGTAGAGAACCTTGATACCTACTGCACCAGCAATACGGATAGCACCACCGTCTGTGTCTAAGAGGTCACTGATATACTCAGAGGTAGGATCGTTCTGTTGTAGACATTCACCTAGTTTATCGAAGTCAGTTATGAGCTGGCTAAACAGAATGATGTCTGTGTTCTTAGCACTGTTCAGACCTGCGTAGAAGGCACGACCTGAGAAGTTAGCTACAGTAGAGAACCTGCTAGTCTCTACCTCAGTCGTAAGACCAGAGACACCTGAGACACTAGAACGGTTCTTGTTAAAGAAGTTTAGGATGTAGTGTCCGTTACCAGTAAGTGATGTACCAGTGTAGATCTTATCCCACTCAGCTGCATTGTAAGCACCTGTAGCATCTTTACCTGAGTACCAAGGGTGTGTCAGACGCTTTGTGAGGTCCGTAGGAGCACCATTACCTGTGTTCCAGCCTGTGTTCTGTGCATCGTACTTACGTTCATCAGGGGGGCTTGTATCGTCCTCTGCATAAGTAGAGGTGTCACCCTGCCAGTCGAAGTCACGAGTACGGAAATCAATCTGTGTAACTGTTATTGTTTCACCTACGTTGTCTCGTTCAATGTAGATAGGATTGATAGAGGAAGACACTACAAGAAGAGCACCCTTGAGGGATGTGAATGTACATTTAGCTTCTGAAGCACCTACACCACCTGAAGTCTCGTATGTAGCTAGGTTAACTGTGTGAGCTTCGAGGTTAGCTGAGAAGGGGGCCTCTGCTTTGTTGTAGAAGTAAAGGGTAGCACCGTTCTGAAAGACTAGGAACTCTAGGCCTGACTGACCACCTACGTTAGCCCACGTACCTGTGGTTGTGATAGCTGCATCTGATACAGTGAAGCTAGACAGTACGGAGTTAGTTTCTTTAGCGATACCCTTACGTCTACGGCGTGAACCATCACGACGAAGATCACAGTTTAGTTCATCTACAGAAGCATCAGCTGGAAACGTAAGTTCCCCTGCCTCAGTAACCAGACCTTTGATGAAAGTATTAACTACCCTTTGAGTTAGATTCTGTGGCATTTCGTTTCTTCCGCTCCTCAAAGTCCTTACCGAAAGCCTCACGTTTCACAGCTTTAGTAGGAGTCAATGTATTAAAGTATCTTTGGATAGCATCCTTGGCCCTTAGCAGAGAAGTGTACTTGCCACTTAGTTCCTTAGGTACTACGCCTTTCTCGACATGGACCTCGAAGAACTTATAACCGCCGGGTGTTTTCTTGACATGAATAGCTGTACTAGACTTCTCAGGACATCTTGCGGTTAAGAGCTGTTTGTCATTGTTAACACTAAATTCAACGTCTACCATATGTGGGCCTTTTGTTTGCTTGCTTGAGTCGGTGCATGTCGTTCTGAACGTATGACTTCTGCCTACGTGCAGCCTGTTCGATCTTCTGGTCTACACCATTCTTGAACAAGGAGAAACATGTTGACTTAGACTCAGCAATAAGGTAAGGGAACAATACTTCATCTATGTCAGGTGTGAAGTCATCGTTGATTGAGAATGTAGGGATCTTATGTCCGTAGCATCGTGTCTTAAAGGAGGTCAGTGTCTGGCTGATCGTGCTGTCGTAGGAGTCCATAACAACATGCTCGTCATCAAACAATGTGAAGTAAGAAGGAGCCTTGTCGTTACGGATCAGGACAGGTACGTTACCGTTCACTGAGTTAACTGTAATGGTTGCATCACCTTCAGCATTCAAGCTCAGGAACTCGATAGGCTCCAAGTACTTTAGAGTGCGGAAGTCTGTGCCAGTAGAGGAGATGTTGTATTGTACAGTCTCAATCTTCTTAACGTCATCAGGGATACTGAAGTGTGTAGGACGACTACTGTTAGAGAGACTTGTTAATGTAAGAAGTTCTTGATGCTCAGGTACCATTCGTGTTGACACCATGTTAAAGTAAACATCACGAACTACAGAAGCAATCTGTTCAGCTTCAATGGAATCACTAATGCTGTTGACATCCTCAGAGTCCATGTCGGACAGGATGTTCTGGACTATCTGTAGGAGTGTACGTTTCATTAGGTGTGCTCCACTACGATGGATACAACACAGTCAACATGAGCCGTTGCTCCACCATCACCTTGTACTAAGATGTAGTCGTTGTCTGTAATTGTGTTATTTGCGGATGGGTTTAAGAAGTCTACATCACCAGTAGCTGATCCTGCCTGAGTGATAGTGACTGTACCCATAGTTGCTGCGGAGGAGTTCTTTACTGTGAGAACAACGTCTGCCCCAGTGATAGACCCTGCTAGTACAGTTGTAATTCGACTAACCGTACCACCAAAGGGAATTGGTACATACATGTCTGTTGGTTCTGAGATGTCGTGGATATGTAAGTTTACTACAGAACGCCTGTGATCTTTCCATGAGCCTGAGCCTGCGCCATCGGCTACATATACATCACCAGCTGTTGCTGTGGAAGCTCCCTTAGGCTCGTGGAGGTAGGGATCTGATAGTGCTGAATGGTTGACATTTGCCATTTAATATATTCTCCTAGAGCAAGGGTAGGGTGACCCCGAAGGATCACCCTTGTAGTATTATACAGCAGGGTTCGATACGATTGTAACGATACCTTCTGGACGGTACTTCTTAACACCGTAACGAGCAGTAGTTACATACTCGTGACGTTGGTAATCTTTGTTGTACTCGTAATCCACCTCAGGCATTTGACGCCATGCACCGACGAATGGGTTAGCACCCGCATCGGAAGAGAAGAACAAGTTAGCAACACCGTTGCTAGTGGAGAAGTCTTGGGCTGTTGTGCCATCGGCTTCGAGGAGTGCACCATCTGCAACAGTTGCCTTCAGGTAGTTAGATGTATATACATCGAAACCATAGACGTTTGCTACAAAGCGCATACCAGTTGCGATACCATCACGAACAATACCTTCCCACATTGGGTTGTTAGACACGTTAACCAAGTTGGTCAAGGTGTTCAACTGGTACTCAACGGATGGGTCAACGATAGCAACCATACCACGATCAGGAACATTAGACTTCTTAAGTGCGTAACGAGCAAATGCGAAGTCAGCAAGATCGAGACGACCTGCGTTACCACCAGCGATACGGTGAGCAACACCATCAGTTGTTTCAGCTGAGTTAGCAGTAACACCAACTTCAGGAGAAGCGAAGGTTGTTGACTCGAAGTGCTCCATGATTGCACGTTCTTGCTCAGGAACAAACCGTGCTTCCAACTGTGCGCTGTAGAACGAATCCTGTGCAGCTTTCTTAGTCATGTAAGAAGCAGACTGGAGGTACTTATCTACAGTGAACTGGAACTCTGCTGTGTCCATTGGGACATACGATACAGCAGCATCTTCAGTGTAGTCGGCTACAGTTGTTTCACCGATTGTTGGGATAGTGAATGTGTCACCATCAGGGAAACCATCAAGCATACGTACATAACGCTGTGCTTGCATTTCGTCCCGAAGGATCTCTTTGAGTTCTGAGGAGTATACCTCGGAACGAATCAGACGTTGCATGTCTGTATTTGAGGAAATCATGCCAGCCATTGTGCTAGACCTTTCTTAAAGTTAATTGCCGAATTTATCACCCATCCGCATCTTATCTTCCATAAGCTGTTGTTGGATTTTAGGTGAGTAGTATTCGTTTCGGTTTTCTCGACGGAGCTTCTGGTAATAAGACCAGTCACGCTGCGAAGAGGATTGCATTGCGACACCATCAGTACGAACTGAACCTTGCGTCATTGGCTTGAAGGACTCCTGTTTCTCACCTAGCAAGGTAAAGAAAGCAGAGGGTGATTCAGAGGCTAAGTTCTGCATACGTTCAAGACTGATCCCAAGTTCTTTAGACTTGTTGAGCAGTACGTTGCTTGCTTCAGTACCATACATATCTTGTAGCTTACTATCTACAGCAGAGATGTTCTGGTTAGCTGTTGCTTGCAACTCCCGTTCTGTTAGTGTCTTTTCGACAAGGCTCTTTAAATCGTTTTCACTGACTGCAAGGTTGGTATGTCCCTCAGTAACTGTGCCACTTGTATTAGTATTGGACTCTAGAGGTTTATCGGTAGTGGACGCCGATGCCCTTCCCTCTAGTTGTTGCAAGAGCTTGGCCGCATAGTCCTGTTTGCCTAGATCATCTCGCATCTGAGAGAGTTGATCTTCAAGGTTCTTAATGTAAGCATCAGCTTCCATCTTCCCCTTAGCTAGAACTTCTGGGTCTTTCCAATTCTCGCCACGTGTCTCTACGAGCTTCTGCAAGTAAGATGCCTGTGGTTGGGTTTCTTGTTGCGTAGTCTCTGTTGTCTGCTGGTCCTGTGGTTGGGAGTCAGTAGACTTTGCTTCATCAAAGATTGACATTATTGTTTTCGATCCTTACGGTTGAGGTCTATAAGATTTAAGATGTCATCAAGAGCAGCATTGTACTCATTGACAGCTATCTGTTTTTCAGCCCATCCGGGGCTGTAGTCTCGAACAGCATCTTTTCTTTGTAGTGTCTGTTCGATAACATTAGTAAGGTCTTCAAAGGCGTTGCGGTAGTTCATCACCTCTTTGATGCGTTTATCTTTCGCATCACCCTTGAAGCCTTTAATCCATACTGAGTGCATTAAATACCCATTTCACTTGCTTCCATCAGGCGTTCCTCGTTAGCAGCTTGCATGTCCTGTACTTTAGACTGCGTTTCCATCTGCTCTGTTACAGAGATGTTATCTGCGAAGAGTGTAGGCTCACCTAGTTCATATGCAATGATACGAGCTAGTTCCTTACCTGACAGGTGTGGTGCTACAGTCGGGTCTTGTGCTTTGACCGCAGCCATCTGAATTAAGTTCTGTACACGACGAGCACGTTCAGCGAAGTGTCGAGCACCTACTGGTTCGATCTTACCGCTGGACGTAATGTCCTCACGAGTAATGTCCATGAACTTAGTGAAGCCCCGAGCATCATCCAAGATACGAATGGTGTCAGAACGATTCATATAACGACGAGACATCTCAAGCATACTGTTCAAGATAGGCTCTAGGAAGGTACGTTCAAAGTGTGCCGCCTTGTGTTCAAAGATACGAGAGGCTGAGTTCTGTAGTGTCTGTACTTCGAAGGCAGTCTTCTCACCGGGGGTACGGATACCCATAGCTTGTCGAGGAGCACCTGCCATCTCTTCCATCTTGTTCTCTAGGACTTGGATCTGCATGTCAGCATTAAGAGCCGTTGCATCAGGAGCCATGTAACCTACATCACCCTCTTCACCAAGATAGATACGAGCACCGGGTTCGAAGTCGAAGTCTTCTACATCACCCTTGATCTTAAGAATAGGGTAAGCAATCTGATCGAAGACATCAGCCTTGAGGTTCTCTAGGTGGTCAATGCGGTACTGCATACCTACAAGATTATCTAGTGGTCCCATTGCGTAGAGGTTATCAGGACGGTTTCTCCATCCACTGTGGAAGATCGGAGACTTGCCTAACCATGAAGGGTTCTCTTGGTTGTCGATAACATAAGCACGATCAACAATAGTAATGATACGATCTGACATGAACTCGTTAGAGGCTTGGTCATAGATGTCACCGTAGAAGGTGAGGATCTCTACGTAGTCAGACTCGTAGTACTGTTGGATATTAGAGAAGCCATCAGCTGTGAAACCTTCACCCTTGTCGATGTGTCCCTCAGAAGAACGGACTGCCTTACGAGCACCCATCATCTTATCTAGGACTTCCTTCAGGTAGCTGTTAGAAGGATCAGCATCAATCATACGTTTGATCTCGCCAAGTGACTTGATACTACGAATGACCTTAGGTGAGTCTTCGAAGGAAGTAGCTGTAGGGTTGAAGCAGATGTCATAAGGAGATACACGTTTAAGGCGTGGGCCTGTGTACTTCTGAATGAACTCACCTGACTCTTTATTAACGAACCCGTCTTCCCAGTCTACCATAGCGAAGCAGTTACCGTAGAGAATCCAGTCTTGTACAATATCAGATACTGTAGTAATGAAACCTGACTGGCTGATCTTGTTCTCCATGTAGGCTTGGATTACTTCACGTTTCTCTCTCTTTGCTGAGTCCCGTGTACTAGCTTCCCAGCGCATCCACTTCTGTTGTGGGAACAACGTAGCGAAGTAGTTAGCATGTAGGTTGTCAGAGATCTGTGTAATCTTAGGAGTAGTAGTTGTGTTAGACCAAGGCAGGATTGCATTAGCTGTTGTAGTTGTATCGGTAGCATATATGTAGTTACGTAATTGCTTAGTCTGCTCGACCCACGGACTACGAAGTGAATGCCACAGACGCCACTTATCTGCAATCTCTACAGCAAGCTGATCTGGATTAATCAGGTGTTCAATATCAATGGTGTCCATTACCTACTCCCTGCTCTGAAACGACTATTCGCCCAGACAATATTACTTTCCCGCTTCCTGTTAAGGTTGCGTGTCGGACGTACAGCCATATCAACGGCAGATGCTAAGGCATCAATTACGTCATCATGTGGCGGATTACGACTGGATAGCTCGTCTTCCAAGTACTGTGTGTTACCACCTCTGTAGTGCCACATCTGTAAGTTGTCATACCTAGGCTCTAAGACAGAAGCTATACGTTCCTGTTTGTTACCTTGGTTCTTGTTAGGTCTGAACTCCTCAATGCTTAGAGCAAGTCCATGTCCCTTGATTAATTCTTTTAACTGTTTAACGATAGCCATCTGAGCTACAGTAACCTCTGCACGTAGTTTCCTGAAGGACCACTTAGTGTGCATATCAAAGATGTGATCGAAGTACTCAGCAATACGGTCAGTCTTGAACCTGTCAATGTCTAAGACATATACATTGTTGTCAGCATCTACACCTACAAGAACCAGTGCTGTGTAGTCAGCCTTAGATCTTAAACTAAAGGCGAAGTCAATAGCTGCAAAGAGGTTCAGCTTACTATCTTTGTAGTACCAGAAACCATTGTCTAGCTTGAGGTGCTTCCTATCGAAGTACTGGATCTTCTCTCTGCCTACAGGTATGTTATCTGGATCACTAGGATCGTTGTAGTACTGAGCTTTGAACTGTCCCTTGTCTAGGTACTTGCCTCGTTTCTTAGCTAAGGTCTGGATGTCGAACCCGAACCACTTACCATCTTTACGTTGCTGCCTAGGCCACAGGAACTCACCAGTACCATCACCTAAGTTCTCGACTGGCTTCTCCATGATCTCATAGATATTATCTTCACCGACCTGTTCACCGTTATCATCGTAGAGAACTTCTTTCATCTCCATCAGATCGTTGTACAAGTCCTTGCTGTGGTATCGTGTACCTACTACCCACTCCTGTGCATCAGCACCTTCAATAGAGGAGAGCAGTGAGTACTGACTAGCAACCTTGTTTCTACCTTCAGAGGTTAGAGCATTCTCTGCTACAACAACATCATCAAGTACAGCAATGTCACAGTGCAGACCAGTCAACGATGTAGTCAAACCACCAGTGAAGATACTAGGGTCACGTACATTCTCTTTCTTACGGAGAGGATGGTCTAAGCTAATCTCTGAGTTAGTCCACCGAGTACGTTTACCTTCTTCTTGGTGTATGTGGTCAGGCCAGTAACGTCTATAGATCTCTGAGGTAAGGATACCTTTAATGAAGCTAAGTTGCTTCTCAGCTAAGTTAGCTGTAGCAGAGATATACAAGATACGGAGTGTAGGGTTCTTAGTTAGTTCCCATGCTACCCTGTAAGCTACTAACCGTGACTTGCCGTGGTCTCGTGGGAACAAGAGAAGCTGGAAGTCTTTAGCATCTTCCCTTGTCCACCACTCAACTACTTCCTTATGGCA